CTGGCGGACGGCAGCTTCTTTCAGGCCATCTCCGCCGAGGCGCCCAGCGCGCACGGCTTCAGCCCGGCCGCCTACGCCATCGACGAGGTCCACACGCAAAAGGACGGCGAGCTGATGGACGTGATGGACACGGGCACGGCGTCTCGCGAGCAGCCAATGGAGCTCAACTTCACGACGGCGGACTACGAGGGCGAATCCCCGTGCAACGAGCTGTACGCCTACGCCAAGCAGGTCCGCGACGGGCTGACCGAGGGCTTCGACGGCCAGGGCGACCCCGAGTTCCTCCCCGTGGTAATTGAGATCGAGGACGGAGACGACTGGCGCGACGAGAAGGTCTGGGCCAAGGTCAACCCGCACTACCCGGTCACGCCGACCGAGTCCTACATGCGCGGCCGGATCCGGCGCGCGATGGCGAGCCCGCGGTATCTCAACGTCGTCCTCCGGCTCAACTTCAACAAGCGCACGCAGGCCGACGTCCAGTGGTTCGACATCGACGTGTGGGACCGGTGCGCGGGCACGGTGGACCCGGAGGCGCTGAAGGGCCGCCCGTGCTACGGAGGCCTCGACCTGTCGACCAAGAGCGACCTGACCGCGTTCGTGCTCGTCTTCCCCGACGATGGCCACGCGGTCCTGCCGTTCTTTTGGGCACCGGAGAAGACGGCGACGCGGCGGGAGGAGAAGAACCTGCGCCCGTCGTACCGGGCGTGGGAGCAGCAGGGCCACATGACGCTCTGCCGCGGACCGACCATCGACCAGGAGATGATCCGCCAAAAGGTCCGCGAGCTGGGCGAGACGTACCAGATCCTCGGCGTCGGCATGGATCGCTGGCAGGCCGACAAGGTCGCGAAGGAGCTGGAGGAGGTGGACGGCGTCTGCGAGTTCCACCCGGTCGGGATGGGCTACGCCTCCATGTCCGGGCCGTGCAAGTACTTAGAGCAGCTCGTCTTGGACGGCGAGCTTCAGCACGGCGCCCACCCGATCCTGCGCTGGAACGCCTCGACCGTCATGGCCGAGACGGACAACTCCCCGGCCGAGAACATCAAGCCGGTCAAGCCGAAGACGAAGACCAAGGCGCGGCGGCAGGACGACAACAAGATCGACGGGATCGTGGCGCTGGCGATGGCGCTCGCGGTCTACATCGAGTCGGACATGGATGGCGGCGATTCCGTCTACGAAACCCGAGGCATCCGCACCCTGTAGGAGACAACATGCCGATCAACGAAGTGAACTTCCGCTGGAAGATGAAGGTCAAGGCCCTGACGCTGGACGTGCCGTGGCACCCGAAGGTAGGCGACTACTGCACGCAGCGCGACGCCCTGCTGGAGTTGAACCGCGTCGAGGAGATCACGGCCGAAGCCCTGTCGCTGCGGCCCGTTTTCGATCCGGTTCGGACCACAAGCCCGGTCTTTTACGTCCGCGATCCGGGCGACCTCGCCTGGGTTCCGGGCTTCGTGCTGGGCACCAGCGAGCGGGACCGGCCGCGCATCGTCGCCGAGGCGATCCGCGCGAAGCCGACGAAGCCGAAGGCCGGCAAGGCCGCCGGCAAGGACAGCTAGGCGGTGAACCCGCTCCGCGTCATCCCGACCCGCGGCCTCCGGGCCGTCGGGCGTCGGCTCCAGTCCGCGTACCGCCGCCTGTTCTCGGCGTCGGCGATCTCGGACCTGCGCAACCCCCGCGCGTGGCTCCTCGACCTCATGGCCGGGCAGGAGACCCCGGCTGGCGTCGACATCAACCCGACGACGGCGATCGAGATCAGCCCCGTCTACGCCGCGCTCCAGCTCATCTCGGGCCACGTCGCCGGCCTGCCGCTCTGGGTCTACCGCCGTCGGCCGCCGGTCGGGCCGATGAGGCGGCGCCCGAAGGAGAAGATGCCGATGCATCCAGTCTCCAGGCTCATCCACGGCTCGTTCAACCCACAGATCAGCGCGTTCACCGGCCGCGAGACGCTGACCCAATGGGCCATGTCGATGGGCAATGGATACGCGCTCATCGAACGCGCGACGCCTAGCCAGTTACCCGTAGCGCTCTGGCCCATCCACCCGTCGCGCATCCGTGCCGAGCTGGACGAGAAGGACTCGCGCCAGGTCTGGTATCAATGGCAGAAGGACGACGGGACGACCGTGTCGCTCCTCCCCGACGAGGTCCTTCACATCCGCGGCATGGGCGACGCGCTCTCAGGCTACAGCGTCGTGAGCCAGGCGCGTCGGACCCTGGGGCTGGCGACGGCGACGGAAATCTACGGCTCGCGGTTCTTCTCCAACGGCGCATGGACGAGCGGGTTCCTGACGCACCCGAAATCGCTGAAAGACGACGCGTACAAGAACCTCAAGGAGTCATTCGACGAGCGGTATTCCGGCGCGGATAACGCGTTTCGTCCCATGATCCTCGAGGAGGGGCTGACGTGGAACCAGGCCACGCTCGCGCCAGAGGACGCGGAGTTCCTCGAGACGCGCAAGTTCACCGTGGAGGAGATCGCGCGCTGGTTCGGCGTGCCGCCGCACAAGATCGGGCACCTGGAGAAGGCCACGTACTCCAACATCGAAGAGGAGAACATCTCGTATATCCAGGACGGGCTGATGCGCTGGATACTCCGCTGGGAGGCGGAGATCAAGCGCAAGCTGTTCGGCCTGCGCGCGGGCAACCTCTTCGCGGAGCACACCGTCACGGCGTTCCTGCGCGGCGACCAAGCGGCGCGCGCGGCGTACTACGGCAAGATGCTCAACATCGGCACGCTTTCGCCCAACGACATTCGCGAGTTGGAGAACATGAACCCCATCGAGGGCAGGGGCGGCGACGACTACTACATGCAGTCCGCCATGACCACGCTGGATTTGATCGCGGACCCGCCCGAACCGGAGCCCGCGCCGGCCGCGCCTCCGCCCGCGCCGCCGGCCGAGGAGGGCGAAGAGGGTGCGCCGGACGCGGACGCCGCGTTCAAGGCGGGCCTCACCGAGACGATAGCGACCGCGTTCGCGGATGCGCTGAAGCCGGAGCAGGCACGTACGGCCACCGACAGCATCACCATCCGCGCCCTGTTCGAGCACGCCGCCGCCCGCGTTGTGAAGCGGGAAGCGAGTGCGACGCGCGGGCCGGCCAAGAAGCACGCCGACGACTGGCCCGCGTTCGTCGCGTGGGCGGAGAAGTTCTACGAAGGGCACGCGGCCTACCTCGAGGAGGAGACGCGGCCTATCTTCAGCCTGTGCCCGAACCAGCCCGACGTAGCGGACGGCTGGCTGAGAGTGTGGCAAGACGACATGACGACCGCGGCCTGCGAACGGCAGCGCGAAGGCGAGCCCGTCGACCAGCCCGCCGCGACAACCGAGATGACCGACTTCCTGATGCGGCTGGGCCGCGTGGAGACTACCTGATGACGACCGAAAACGACCCCAAGCGCCTCCTGCTCTCGCCGCTCTGGATGGTGATGATGGATCGCGCCATGCCCTACTTTGCCGGCACCATCAAGGCGCGCGCCGCCGGGTCGCAGCCGGCCCGCGACGGCACGAGCGCGCTGGTCCGCATCTCAGGCCCGCTCGCCAAGGACGAGTGGATCGAGTTCTGGGGCGGCACGTCCGCGACCAACGCCCAGATGGAGATCCGCGCGGCGGTGGCCGACGAGGAGGTGGATTCCATCTACCTGCTCATCGACAGCCCCGGCGGCGAGGTGGCGGGCACCGAGGAGCTGGCCGGCGAGGTGGCTGCGGCCGCCCGGGTGAAGCCGGTGTTCGCGCACGTGGACGATCTGGGCGCCTCGGCCGCCTACTGGGTCGCCAGCCAGGCCACCCGGATCACCGCCAACGCCACGGGCGAGGTGGGCAGCATCGGCACCGTGGCCGTGGTCGCGGACTATTCCGAGATGTTCGAGAAGCGCGGCATCGAGGTCCACGTCGTCGCCAGCGGGGAAAAGAAGGGCGCCTTCGCCTTCGGCGCCGAGGTCACGGACGAGCAGATCGCGGATCTCAAGGAGCGGGTGGACGCCCTCGCCCAGCAGTTCAAGGACGCTGTCGCGGCGGGCCGCGGCATGGACGCAGAGGCCGTGGATGCGGTCGGGGACGGTCGCGTCCTTAGCGCCCCGGACGCCGTCGAGGCCGGCCTCATCGACGGGATCAGCACGCGGCAGGAAGCGTTCGGCGATCTGCGCGGCGCGGTCGGCGCGGAGGATGCCAAGCGCCAGAGACGGGCCGATCTGCGAACCGAGCGCGAGGCGCTGAAGGCGCGGATGCGCCGGCCGCTCTAAAAAAACATGGGGCTTCACGACGGCGCACCCTTAGATTGAAGCTGCGGGGCCAAGCCCCCGCGCACAAGTAAAGACAGAAACGCGACGCAAAGCCGCGCGTAGGCAGACACAGACGCTATCTGTAGCCGCCTTCGCGCGGCTTTTTTGTCTCCGCCTCGCAAAGCCGGACGGAAGGCAGCAGGAACCAACTGCCGCCCCGTGCGGCTTTTTTCGTGGAGACACCAATGAATCTCTCAGACATCAAGGCGCGGATCGCCACGCTGATGCTGGAGGGCGACAAGATCGAGGAGGCCGCGGATGCGGCCAAGCGCGAGTGGACGGACGACGAGACAGAGAAGCTCGAAGCGCTCAACGACGAGATCAGGAGCCTCCAGGCCGAGGCGGACGAGTTGGAGCGGCGCCGCGAGACACGCGACGCCCGGCAGGCCCTCAAGGACCGGCTCGCCGGCGCCGCAGCGCGCCCGGTCGTGGACTCCGTCCGCGAGGCCGTCCTCGACGATCCAAAGCGCAACTTCGTCCACTTCGGGGACTTCTGCGCCGCCGTCTGGCGCGCCGCGGAAGGGACCCACAACCTCGACAAGCGCCTCGTCATCGGCGCTGCCGTGACCGGCATGAGCCAGGGCACCGCGGCCGATGGCGGCTTCGCCGTTCCGCCCAGCTTCGCCCGGACCATCTGGGACAACGTCCGCAACGACGAGGGCAGCCTGCTATCCCTGACGGACAACTACACCGTCGAGGGCGCATCGCTCACCTTCGCCGCGAACGCGGAGACGTCCCGCGCAACGGGCAGCCGCTTCGGCGGCGTGCGCGGCTACTGGATCGCGGAAGCCGACCAGGTCACGTCGTCCAAGCCCACCCTGCGCCAGCTCAAGCTGGAGCCGGAAGAGCTCGCGGTCCTGATCTACATGACGAACAAGCTCATCCGGAACAACCTCATGGCGCTGGATCAGTACATGGTCAAGGCGGCGTCGGAGGAAATCACCTTCATGGTGTCCGACGCCATCATCAACGGCAGCGGCACCGGCAAGCCGCTCGGCATCGCCAATGCGGCCAATGGCTGCAAGATCGAGATCAGCAAGGAGACGGGCCAAGCCGCCACGACCATCGTGACGGAGAACCTCGATGCGATGTGGGCGCGGCTGCTCACGCGAGCCAAGCCCAACGCGGTCTGGCTCGTCAACCAGGACTGCGAGCCGCAGCTCGCCGGCCTCAACCGCGCGGTCGGCACCGCCGGCGCTCTCGTGTACTCGCCCCCGGGCGGCATCTCGCAGTTGCCGTACGGGACGATCAAGGGCCGGCCGGTCAAGGAGATCGAGTTCTGCGCCACGCTCGGCACCGCGGGCGACATCATCCTCGCGGACTTCGGCTACTACGCCACGGGCACGCGCGGCGGTGTCGGTGCTGACAGCAGCATCCACCTGCGCTTCGACTACGCCGAGACGGCCTTCCGCTTCATGTTCGAGGTGGACGGGCAGCCCTGGCTCCAGTCGGCCATCACCCCGTTCAAGGGCACCAACACTCAGTCGCCCTTCCTGACCCTGGCGACAAGGAGCTAGCAATGGACGCAGTAGGCGACTTCCTTTCCGACCATCACTTCATTGCGCTGCTCTATCCGGCGGCCGACAAGTTCACCGGCGGCGCGACCAGCGACGTCATCGCTCTCCAGAACTACCGCCGCGCCTCGATCTTCGTGGTCACCGGCGCGGTGGAAGACGCCGCCGTCTCCAACCTCGTCACGATCCTGGCCTGTGACGACGTCACGCCGACCAACTCGACGGCGATGGCGTTCAACTACCGCCAGTGCGTATCGAGCGCGACCGGCGACACATGGACCGCGCTGACCGCGGCCACGTCGTCGGGCTACAACTTCTCGAATCACGCCGACATGGGCGTGGCGAACACGATCTGGTTCGCGGAGATCACGGCCGCGGGCATCGAGTCGGCGGCGGCTGGCTACGAGTTCTTCCAGCTCAGCGTCGCGGAGACGGTTGACAAGACCATCCTCGCCGGCGCGTACGCCATCCTCTCCGATCCGCGCTATCCCGGCGCGGTGCCTGTCTCGGCCTACTCATAGGCGACAACGGGGGCGGCTTCGGCCGCCCCCTTCACCAAGGAGTTCCAGCATGGTTTCCAAGGGCCATACGCAGGGTGGGGGCCGGGTCAGCGTTCA